AAATCCAATTACAACACGCTATATAACATTGTACGGTTGTACGGCGTTATATGGGATTTGGGTTCCAAATCACCTCAAATTTTCAAAAAACTTTAAATTTGAGTTGGGACTTTCTTTTCGCAGGTCAAAATCTCCTCTGCGATGAGTCCCTCAATAAATTGAGAGGGACTCATCTTATCGCAGATTTTATCCATCCCTTCGGGGTCTTTAATGTAATTTATCGGTGGGTGTACCGAATACATTAGGAAGCAGGGCGGGGCGAAGCAGGGGCGGGGCGAAAGGCAGGGCAGGGCAGTTTCACATTTATTATTGCGGATGTGTTTCCTCCAAGGGTTAAAGATTACCTTGATCCTGTTGTAGTCATCCTACACAATATACATACTAGTATATTGTTTAAGTCCTTTTTTATATAATATATATAATTATACTGCGATCTTATAATGATCCTTGACGAGCAGAGACATTGATACAAATTCTAAGTCGGCGCTAACACCGTTATTGACGATGATCAAATAGCAAGTTTTTGAATTATCCTCGTCCAGAAAACCTACTTGCGAGGCGTTCAGAGGGGAAGGGTTGATTGTTCCTCCAACTCCTCCCATTGTTCTTAATGCTTTTCCGGTACTCCTGATACAACCACCTTTGGGGAGACGAATCGTTCCCTCAACGATGACAGAGTTATTGCGCGGATTTGTGTTTGATGGATTAATATTAGTTGCAATAGCAGTGCTACCAGGATGCGCAAAATTAATTTCGCGTCTTGCTATAATATTGTAGTACTTCGTATTCAAATCGGTGCCCATAATATCTGGGTGAGTACAAAAGTCATCTAATTCTGCTAAGGCAGCAGCACTACCAGGGTAATATGTGCCTCTAGAATTTTTTAATTTCCGGTCAGAAACCAATTGGTCAGACTGACGGGACTTTGCTCTTACGAGAAAGAGACTATAAGTAGAAAAGGACGGTTCCGAACTTTCTATTCTATATTTAAGGGTACCCCCTGTGTGATTCCATTCGTGTGAATTTTGCGCTTGTTCAGAGAATCCAAAAAGCGGAAATTTTTCCATAAAGTTAGTTGAGGCACTTCCTAGTGCTAAACTATCAGACCATCGTATTCTGGCGCCTGACCCTTTGGCAGCGCCATATACATCTTGATAGAATGGATTACCTGGGGTAATAGGTACTGGACAAACATAAGCATTAGTGCCACCTGTAAGTGTGTCAATAGGTAGTTTTGGGCGTATCCAAACCAATGAACCAGATTCATAATTTGACTTTGTTAAACTAGCAACTTGAGTTGAGAGTGCTGAGATTTGCTTCGCTTGCGCACCAGCACCAGTTTTACGCTTGATGTTTTTCTTCTTGAGTACTTTCGGTTTCCTTCTGTAAGGCATCGCTATAATATACCTTTAGATTATATTTTTCTCTAAATGTATTGTCTTGGCGAACATATTCCATTTTTTGTTCGCAGACTTTTGTGCCTTTGATATAGTTTAACCGATTGTTTTTTGAATGGGACTGGCGCTTACATTCAATGTGATTTTTTTCTAAATTTAAATGACTGGCAATGTTTGCGATGATTCTAGCCGGTCTCACAGAGTCCGGCGGATCATCTATTAATAAATGACAATGTTCGTGGATCCCTTCGGATCCGACGAACTCAATATTGTAAGTGTATTTTTTAAACCAGACATATCTCTCTAATCCCTCAATTTTATTGGCGAATTGTTTTACTGTTAGAGAGAATGGTTTTGGGAACTGTATCCAGAAGTAAGAGTCCTTCGTTGGTCTTTCTTTGGAGATTATCATTGCTTCAAACTCACCGTAGTTTTTGAAATCTGAACCTTTCCAAAAAGATGGTCGCAAATCCCTAAAGTATTCCATTATGGGAGTTCCGTCGTGTAATCTCGTTTTTAACATTATAATATAAGAAAAGAAAATAATTGTACGGTTGGTCCGCACGCATTAATTCATCTCTCGTACCTCGTTCTGAATAAAGTGCGGACTACCTTGAGATCATAAATGCTCTCGTTCCGTGTTGTAATAAATCCAATTACAACACGCTATATAACATTGTACGGTTGTACGGCGTTATATGGGATTTGGGTTCCAAATCACCTCA